ATTAAACGCATCTATTGACTTAACCGTCAACAAACCTGACTTCAAATCAATGAAGGCAGAAATCCGAGAACTGACAGTCGCAGCACAACAAGCCGTGATGCAGTTTGGCGAATTCTCACCCGAAGCCATCAAGGCAGAGAAGGCACTTGCTGCTGCTCGTGACCGAATGGATGACTTCAATGATCGTGTAGCAGCGGTAAACCCGGACAAGTTTGCACAAATCAACACGGTTGTTTCAGGTGTGGCTCGTGGATTCCAAGCAGCACAAGGGGCAATGGCTTTGTTTGGCAACCAGTCGGAGGAACTTGAAAAGACAATGGTCAAACTTCAAGGTGCAATGGCATTGGCTGAAGGTCTTGAAGGTCTTGGGAAGGTTCAACAGCAGTTTGGTGCAATCGCAAAGAACATCAAAGGTGGGGTAACTCAAGCATTCCAATCATTGGGAAGGATTTCAACTCTTGCATTGGGTGGAATTGGTATTGTGTTGACATTGGTGATCACGAACTTTGACGCACTCAAGAAAGCCGTGATGTCATTAATACCCGGTCTCGGTGCAATGGCAAAGTTTGTCGGTGGGTTGGTTCAACAATTTACGGATTGGGTTGGTATAACATCTGCACAAGACAGAGCATTGGCAAAGTTGAATAAGACAACAGAGAAAGCCAACGAGCAACTTGACAGAGAGATTGCATTGCTTCAAGCAAGAGGAGACCAAGTTGGTGTGTTCAACAAGCAACGACAAAAGTTAGAGAATGACCTTGCACAAGCTCGTGCAAACTACGGCAAGAACACGGAAAAAGAATGGGGCAAGATTATTCTTGATACCAAAAACGCATTGGCAGTATTGGCAATTGAGGAGACCAACTACGAAACGGAGAAAGCCAAAACACAAAAGGATGCAAACGATCAAGCAGCAAAGAATAGACAAGCGGAAAGAGACAAAAAGAAAGCCGAGAAAAAGAAGGAAGAAGAAGAAGCAGCCGCAGCGGAGAAGTTAAAAAATGACCAAATTGCTGAAGCTCAACAAGGGTTTGTTGAATCCGAAAGGGAGAGGAGATTGGCACAAGCCAAAACCGAGCAAGAGGAGATCAAGATTAAATATGAAAACGAGAGATTGGCGTTGCGTGATGCGTACTGGGAACAATTGAAAGAAGCCGAAGGAAACGAGGAAGCCATCAAATTAATCAAAACCAAATATCAAAACGACACGGCAACTGCAAAAGCAAACTTTGACAAGCAACAAGCCGAAGCCGACAAGAAAGCAAGTGATGAATTCATTGCCAACAAAAAGAAAGAAGGTGAGGTTGTAACTGCCATTGCTCTCGATAGTGCAAACAAAAGAATCAAGTCGGAAGAAGCCGTTCAACAAGCCAAACAAAGCCTTTACAAAGCATCAATAGATTTGGCGAATTCAATCGCAGCATTGGCAGGAGAGCAAACCAAAACGGGCAAGGCAATTGCTTTGTCAGTAATCGCAGCAGATACGGCAATGGCAATATCAGGCGCATTGAATGTCACGCAGAAACCATCTCCCGACAACGTGGCCACCGGTGGTCTTGCTGGTGCTGCCAAATATATCGGATTGGCTGCAATGATTTTGACCAATGCAAAGAAAGCCAGAGACATCCTCAAAGGCGGTCAACCATCCGCACCAACTGGAATGCAATCAAGCGGAGGAGGTATGCCACAGATGGCAGCACCACAAATCTCATCCACATTGCCACAAGTAAGCGGATTTGAACAGAGAGTTTATGTGACCGAGGGAGACATATCACGCACACAAGGTCGGGTTGCATCATTGAAAAAGGTATCTGTTACGCAATAACGCTATTTGAATAAGATGAAACTTCCAGTTTACAAATTAGACATCAACGAATTTGATGAGGAAACAGGCATTGACTTTGTTTCGCTTGTTGAAAACGCAGCCATTCAAAAGGACTTTATCGCATTCAATGAGCAGTTTGTTGAACCCAATCCAAACGAGAGTGAAGAAGAGTTCGTTCAAAGATGTATCCCAATAATGATTGGCGAAGGCAAGGATAGTGAACAAGCCGTTGCAATTTGTTATTCAATGTATCAATCAAAGTTTGAGAGTTATACGGATTATCCTGAAGGTGCGAAAGCCAATGCCGAAAGAGGTATCCGGTTGAACGAGGAGAACGGCAACAAATGTGCAACTCAAGTGGGAAAGGTGAGAGGTCAACAATTGGCTCAAGGTGAACCGATAAGTGATGACACCGTTCAACGGATCTATTCATACCTATCAAGAGCAAAGGAATATTACAACCCCGATGATGACACCGCTTGTGGGACAATCTCCTATTTGTTGTGGGGTGGTGAAGAGATGTTGAGATGGACAGAACGCAAATTGTCAGCAAGTAAATTTGCCATCCAAGATGAGGAGAAGAGAATCGTGACTGGTGCTGCGATGATTGCCGATTTACCCATCTATCGCAGAGATGACATTCGTGGTGAGTACTATGTGGTGTTTGACAAGGAATCTATCTTCAAGATTGCGAAGAAATGGGCGAGGTCAAATCAATACAACTCCGTGAACGCACACCACAAGACACCCATAATGAATGGCGTGAGCTTGTTTGAATCATACATCATAGATCGTGAAAGAGGTGTGATGCCACCGAAGGGATTTGAAGAAGTTGCCGATGGTTCTTGGTTTGTCTCTTATCTCATTGATAATGATGATGTGTGGGCAAAAGTTAAATCAGGTGAGTTCAAAGGATTCTCGGTGGAGGGTGTTTTTGATTTTCCCGAAGATCAAGAAGAACAACTCATTGAGCAGATAAAAGAGATTCTCTCCAAGTGGAATGGAAAGTAAAATTGCAACAAGTAAAAACAAAATCTAATTTATATCAAAATGAACGCAAAAGAAACATTGAAAGAAATCCGCACGATGTTGGGATTCTCCGAAGAAGAAAAAAAGGTTGAGATGGCAACTGCCACTTTAACTGATGGAACTGTCATTTCTTATGATGGGGAATTGATGGTAGGTACTGCCATTTTTGTTCAAACTGCTGAAGGTGACATCCCAGCACCTGATGCAACACACGAGGTTGAAGGTGGTTTGTTGGTGACAACTGTTGACGGTATTGTGACTGAAATCGTTGAACCCGAAATTGAAATCGAAGTTGAAGCCGAAGAGTTTGCAACCGTATCTCATTTTAATGATGTTGTGAGCAAGTTGGAAAGTGCAATCGCAGAATTGTCTGCAAAGGTTGTGGCATTGTCTGCATCTAACACCCAGCACAAGGAAGCAATGAGCAAGGCAATTGACTTGATTGAGAAAGTTGCTGACTTGCCAAGCGAAACCCCAATCAAAACCCCCGTTTCAAACAAGAAAAACGATCAGTTTGAAGCACTTAAAAAATTCAAAAACGCAATAAACAAATAAAACTATGTCATTCTCTGTAGGATCACTCGCTAATTACACCAACGAACAATCAACTGATTTGTTGGTTAAGGCTCTTTTCGGGAGCAAAACTGCAACATTGTTGCAATCTTCTAACCAAGTTCAGGTAGGTGTAAAATCTGCATCTGCTTTGAACATCCTTGCTTCAACCGTTTTCTTCCAAGCCGATGGATGTGGTTACAACCCAAGTGGTACAACTGCCTTCACTCAGCGTAACATCACCGTTGGTGCTGTAAAAGTTGAAGAAACTCTTTGCCCAAAGACATTGGAAGCAAAGTGGATGCAAACACAAATCATGCCTGGTTCACCAACTATGGTTCCTTTTGAAGAGCAGATCGGTGCTGAAAAGGCTGCCGTTATCGCACAAACTTTGGAAGTTGCAATGTGGCAAGGTGATACCGCTTCTGGTAACCCTAACTTGAGTCGTTTTGACGGATTCAATAAAATCATTGCTGCCGCTTCTCCAGTATTGGCGAACTCTGCACCAACTACATTCTCTTCAATCACCGCTGCAAACATTGATGACATCTTGGATCAGGTTTACGCCAACATCCCTGCTGCCGTTGCTGAAAAAACTGACTTGGTTTGTTTCTTGGGAATTGATGCCTACAAATTGATGTTGGTAAACTTGAAGAACGCTAACTTGTTTCACTATGTTGCCGATGCTGCCACTTCAATGGAAATGGTTTACCCCGGTACTAACATGAAGTTGATCGCTGTTGGTGGTTTGAACGGAACTAACAAGATTGTTGCTGGTTCTTTGAGCAACTTCTTTATGGGTACTGACTTGATTGACGAGCAAGAAGAAGTGAAAATGTGGTACAGCATCGACAACGATGAGGTTCGTGTTCGTTTCACTTTCAAGGCTGGTGT